CAGAATCTCACTCAGGCCGAGTATGTTCATCGCGAGATAGTTGACCTTGCTAGCATCGAGGAGTTGACTTATGAGCTCCCGTTCACAGCTCAGACTCCCTATCTTGGTACCCAACAGGGCGGGCTTTTCGGCTCGTACGGCAGCTTTCAGATCATTGTTGTCAACACCTTGCAGGCCCCCCCAACAGTTGCCAACAACATTGACCTCATTATTGAGACCGCCATGGGCGAAGGCTCTGAGTGGTTCTCTCCTGCCCCGATCCCCGCTCTCTACCCCCTTGTTCCTAGTGGTACATTGGTGGTTTCAAAGACCCCTCCGTCTGTCCTCCTCAACAAGCCCCAGTCTGGAGGTAGTTCTGTTGCTGTCATCACCACGCTCGCTGACGCCAAGGTGGTGGGTCATCAAGTGGAGACGGCGCAGTTGTGTGTTGGCGAGAAGCTGTTGTCCCTTAGGCAGTTGGTGAAGTTACCTTGCAACCTGCCCAACAATTTGATGTTTAGTACACAGACTGTGGCTAGCAATGGTTTCACACCTGCTGTCTACTTCAATCCCTTCTTGATTGGGGGTTCTACTGGGACTGGAGCCGGCACGGCTGTTAGGACCAAGGACTTTTTGGGGCTGTTGGGCCCCTACTTCAGGTTCAATCGTGGCTGCATGCGTGTGAAGGGCTATGTTTCCACTACGCCTTCCAGCTCTAATGTGGCTATTGCTAATTCTACCGCGTTCGGATACGTCTCAGCAGGGTGTCGGCCCCCAAACGCTTCCAACGTAGGTATGTTCGGGCAGGATGTCAATCCGTCCACCCCGGCCTGCTCGGACGTCCAACCCCTGTCGGATGGAGCCATGGTTCGGCTCCTGATGCCCCCTTGGCAGACATCCACCATGGTTCCGATCCAGTATGCCCTTACTACAACTGTTTCTGCTACTAGTTTGTACTTGCGTAGTAACAGCCTGTCACTTATGGTTGGAGGTGCTCAGGCATTAGGTGCGAATGGTGGTGCCGTTACCTTTTCTTGTGTTCGCCAACCTGCAGATGACTATGAGTTGCTCATGTTCATCGGGCCCCCGAAGTTTACTTCTGCGACGTGAGGGGTTTCTCACGTACACCACAGCGCTACGCAACGGCGCTATAGCAAGATGTTGCCAATTTTAAGACCTGTTTGGTTGGTTCGTGCGAGTTTGTATGATCCCGTATCCAACACTCGGGCAATTTCTGTTTTTCAGTTCGTCTGTTCTTCTGATCTTAGTAGCTACACACGTTTTCGGGCATTAGTCTAGGCGTGTTCTTTCGAGAGAGTTGAAAGGGCTCGTAGCGC